GTCGCGAATAACCCACGTTGAATGCTGTAGAAGAACCTATCATCTGCCAACTACTCTCTTCAGGTTCTTGTTTAATATCTTATCCATATTCTTTTGTACAACACCCTTAACTGTTTTATAGAACTCAATACGTTTTCTATAAAAGACTGAGCTTTCAAGAGCTACTATCAGCTTTAGCTTAGGATTACGTTTTCCACCTACTCTTCTCCATACACCATCAATACCTTTAACATTACCCATGAACTCAGTATTTCTTTTAATCAATCCAGTTCTTTTTCCTTTAATGTTACCAAATGCATTAATCTTAGCTTTGTCTACTGGTACTGGTATCTTATTCTTCTCAGGCAATCTAAGACCACCTTCAAATTGTTTCTCTAAATACTTAGCTTGTATGTCAGGTATAAATACTAATGCTGATAAGTCTCTTGCCTTAGCTTTAAATAACTTAACACCTGTATATGTAAACTTGGTAGGTTTATCTAGCTTCTTAAACAACTGACTTCTCATAGCATTAACTGACTTAACACCAACCTCATTAATAGAATCAGCAACTATCTCAGGCATATGCTTCTTCTGAAACATACCTAACTTCTTTTCTAATTCTTTAGCGTTAGTCTTGATGTCTATACTTACAGTCATCCCTTTCTCCAGTGTGATTGTGTCTGAAACTTAAGTCCTAACTCTTTTGCTTTCCTTCTAATAGTAGATGGATGCACGTCATAAGTCATAGCAATATCATGTGATGATTTGCCTTCTTTGATTTTCTTTTCTAATTTTTGTTTATCTATCTTCATAAGTTCTCGTAATGTTCTATTAACTTATTAATATACCAAACAGACTTCTGTAAGTCTTGTATATTGCTATCTTTGTAAGATTCTCTCCAAATGTATTTAAGAGCTGCTCCTTTTAAATATCCCTTATATTCTTCTTGAGTTAGTGCAGCTTTTATTGCATCAATACATTCTATTGACCCTTTTCTATAATGTGGTGGTGAATTTACCATATCTACTCTTTTCATTTCACTCTCCTTATTATTTCATTTTTACATTTTTGTATAACCTTTTTCTTAGAACTAGGTGATTCAATGTAATCATTTAGTTCTTTAATTGTCATACACTTTAGATAGTAATGCTCAGTAGTTGTCTTACCTGTAGCTCTATCTCTAATCTTTGCACTTGGTTTTAGTTTTATTGGCATCCTTCTTCTCCTTCTTAAATATATTATCCCAGTTAGAATCTATCTTTTTCTTATCTTCAGGTCTACGCTTTGACCCTTTACCACCATGCCACTTAGTCATTTTCTATAAACTCTTTTAATTTTTTTATTGGCTTTAAATATCTATATCCATAAAAAGCTGTTTTTCTTCTTTTCGCATTATCATCGATAACAAAAGAATCGTCAGTATATTTATTTAGAATGCTCTTATCAGCCACTCCACAAATATAAAAATCTTTATCATTGTAGTGTTTGATTACAATTATTTCTGAATTTTTATTTCTCTTTGGTACTAAAACAAACTTACCATAACCAGCAGTCTTTACACCAACATTTAAACCAATTTTAGATAAGTCTGATGCTATATAGTTAGCAGATTTTCCAACTGTCCAATCTATAAATTTTTTATTTAAATATTTTTCTACTGCCATTTCACCACCATAACCTGTTAAAAATCTTTTTTTTGTAGCGTTAGGGTCTGTCTTATGATGAAGTTCTGTGCTTTTAGTCTTTATACACTTATTAACAAATAAATCTAATTTTTGTAAATCTTCATCTGTTAGTGTTATTTTTAAAAAATTATTCAGGTTATCGACAACCTGATATTGATATGATTTTTCATTAACACTATGCTCTTCAGTTATTTTGTTTTTATCTTTTTCAAATATAACCTTCTGAAAATTAACTGACTTATCTAATTTAGATAACAATACTTTTGCTTGCATAAAATCTTTAGGTATACATCTTAATAATTCTTCTACACTAAATATGACCATATCTTTTTCATCTTTATGTATTTTTTCTAAAACTGGTTTATCAGCATCAGTATCACAAATCAAAGCTGTCTTGTTATCAAAGTTAAAACATCTAGCATTAGGTTGTATTTGTATATATCCACTTTCTTCACATTTGATATTTAATTGTTCAAAAGCTCTTATCATCATTTCAACCATTTTTAGTTTCTTTTGGGTAGAATCGTTTTGTAAAGATTCTTTTAACATTTGTTCTGCTCTACAAAACTTAATCTCAAAATTAACACCTACCATCTTAAAGATACGTTTTCGATTACCCCACTTAACATAAGTATCAAGTTCATAAGTTCTTAATTCTTTTAACTTTTGCTCTAAAGTTTCATCTAAATATGTTTTTATTGGTTTGGTCATAATACTTGAATTACATAGTGGTTTGGGTTGGTTGTATTAGAAATACAAACCAAACCAACCAACTTTTTGATAATTTTGCTAAAAAACCAAACCAAAACCAAACCAAAACCAAACCTAAACCAAACCATCATTAAATATCTCCTTATCTAAGTTTTTAGACTGATAACCATATCCTTCTTTATAGTGAACTAGCTCATGGTCTTTCAAATCTCTAAGTCTTGTCTTTAAAGTACTATCATTAATCTCCATCTCATCCAAAAGAATAGTATATTTCACCCAATAACTAACAGGGTCATTTGGTGCTTTTTCTTTTTGTATCTTCTCAATAGCTTTTATTGTAGCTTCTCTAGCTTTTGATATACCTATCTTTTTAGGAGATTCATCAGTTAAAGCTAATACACCTGATGTAACACCCTCATATCCATATAATGTGAGCTCTTTAAATTGGAAATAAAGGTCATCAATGGGCGTACCATCTTTAACTAATGTTTGCTTCAAAGTAACAAGCATAGCCTTATCATCGCTATTCTTATCTCTATCTACTCTAAATTCATAATCAAGAGCTGCTGGTAATACTGAACTTCCTCTAGCTCTACCATTAGAACCATGACCAGTATGATGCACTATGACCATAGATGCTTGGAATTCTTCTTTAAGCTCATCAATACGTTGAATAAACTTATTCATGTCTTCAGTGCTGTTCTCATTAAGTCCATAGTTTCTAGCAAGAGTATCAACAATAATCATGCCTACATTCCCATGTTCTCTTTCTATGTCTCTACAAACTTCTTGCAACATAGCAAATTCAGTATCATCACCTATTCTTGAACCCCTATTAGATATTAATAATGGTGCTTCAGATAAACTTCTGCTATAAAACTGCTCATAGCTTTTAATACGTCTAGCAACAGCAGTATGACCCTCACCAGCTAAATAAAGCACTGTAGATGGTTTAGTATCAAATCCATAGAAATCTTTTCCTGATGCAATAGAACAAGCCATAGCAATAGCTATAAATGACTTACCACTCTTAGGTGCTCCATATATGCTTGTAACTGTAGCTCTTTCTATGCACCTGTCTACTAACCAGTCAGGCTCAGTCATTTTATCCATAATCTCATTGACTGTTTGGAAATATAAAGCACCCTTTGGACGTTCTACTTCGCTTTTGTTTATATAATCTTCTAACTCCTTTGAACTTTTAAAATAACCTGATTCGTATGCATCATATAAATCATCCTTCTCATTAAAGTCTGCTGGTGGTTGTATAACCTTAACCTTGCATTTGTTCTCTTTTAAGAATCTAGATAATTCATTCGCACACTTAATTCCTGCTTCATCATTGTCAGGAAATATAACTACATCTCTCCCAAATATAGGACTCCAATCTGCTTTCTCCCAAGAATTGACTCCACCATGCCAAGTACAGCTATCACCCTCATAAATCGATTCACATCCTCTGAGAGCCTTTTCACCTTCATTTATAATAATAGCCTTATTAGGGTACTTATTTGTGTAATAAATAGGTAGAGAGCCTTCAGGTCGCTTCATAGACCAACTGCTATCAGGATTAAGGGTAAATGGTGCATATTTTTGCTTAATAAAATGTCCTTCAGGGAATCTTAAAACCATAAAGTTATCAGCATACTTGACCTTCACAATTGCTTGTTTGTAAAGGTCAATCATCTGCTCTCGAGAGAATGACCTAGCATTACTTGTGGTTTCGTTTTTAGGGGGGTTAAAACCACTTAATAAGGAGTCATTAGATTGTAATGCTAAGTCATAACCAAACTGTTTTAAAATAGAATTGACATCTTGATTCATGTGCTTGATTAAATCAATTAATCCACCACCTAAATCGTTCTCAAAATCCCACCAAGTTCCAGCATCTACATTAACTACTAGAGAACCATGTGTACCATATCGCCATTCATGTGACCTTTTGGTTCTAGGCTCACCTAGTAGTTGTAGTGCAACTTCAGGTGCTATTCTTTGCCAGTCTATCTGTTGCATCAAAATGGAATATCATCATCTGTTAATAAATCAGTATTTTTGCTAATCTGCTCATTAACTAAGTCAGATAAACCGTCATTAGGACTTTTAAATCCATCGTCTGCTTTTCCATCACCATCGTTATCATAAAATGGTGGTATTACAAAGTTATCAAATCTAGGTGCAAACTTAGTAAATTCAAAACTAAGCTCACTTGACCTACCCATGCCAACTTGTATTTCTTTAGAACCTTTGTATTCAACAACAGGTAAAGAATCACTGTTTGCATCCATTTGATTCCAAAAGCTACTTAATATCTTATTAAAAGCACTTGATTCAGCAAAAGTGAATCTACTCCATATTAGTGCATGGTCATGCCCATGTGGCATTACACAACAACTAAAGGCTCTTTTCCAATCGTCTGCTGGTTTAGGTTCTGCAACACCAAACTTAGCATCCCATTGATATTGATATTCTCCTGCATATCTTCCCCAACCACTTTTAAAAGTTGCAGGGTCTAATTGCAGATATTTAAGCTCAAGTTCAGTTTCTCCATTTAAAAAGAACTTCTGTTGAGCAGTTTTAAAAGCAAGATAAACTTGCTGACTCTCACTGTTGGGATTACTCATCCCACCTAATATATCCATATACTCTCCTATGGTTAATGTATTGTTTTCTCAATACTGTTTAAATAATCAGCTTCAAGTTGGGTATAGCACCTTTCCTTAAAACTTTCAAAATCCTCGTCATTAATAATTCCGAGAAATTCGCAAGCACTTTGTATCTTTTCATAGGCGAACCTACAATAATCTTCAAAGTCCTGCTCAAGCAGGTAGCTGTTTA